TCGGGGGGCGCCTCTGAGGCGGTGGGCTTTGCCCTCGACCTTACGCTTATAGCGGTTAGGCCCTTCTTTGGAGTTATTAAATGGGAAAGCAGAGTACTGAGCGATTCGAACTGCGTCGTAGCATCACAACGTCTTATGTCCAGCCTGGTCCTCCTACTGGGACTGTAACGTCTAGTACGTTTAAGTCTTATACGAGGGCTGGGCCAACATTGACGTTGCCTGCCTGGCGCACTCTTATCTCTCGGCACGAATCTGCTACAACGGCGTTCACAGGATCGGATTTCGGGTTCTCTAAGAGTCCCGGGTCCGCTCAAACAAGACGAACGTTCTCCTTTTCACCTGGTGTCATACTAGGTGAATCATACTCAGGGATACCAAATATCTTCTCGAGTATACTCCCGTCGACGCTTTTGCCATTTTCTGGTGGCGCGTTTACGTCCGCTCGTAATGAGGCTATCAGTAAGACATATGGCCAGATTCGAGATATGGCTTCGCCTGCGAAAGCTGGTGAAGACATAGGCGAGATTGGCGAGACGCTAAAGATGTTGCGAAAGCCTCAAGCGGGTCTTCAGGACTTAACGAAGCATTTGGTTGAGAACCATTATAGCCTCCTTAAAAAGGCTAAATGGAACACTGTCAAACGCCTAGCTAAGTCTCTTGCTGACTTAACGCTCGAGTATCGCTTCGGTCTAAAGCCTTTACTTTCTGATATCGCAGCAAGTACAGTATCCCTCCAGAATCGGACTGTTATGACTACTTATACCACTTTTAGTGCTAAAGGTAAGTCAGAAGCAGTTTCGACGACGACGGGATCCGGTACTGAAGGGTCATTCCGGTATGATGGGCGGGCCACAACGCGTGAACGCTATACCGTTAGGTATCGCGGGCAATGCGCTGAGACTCACTATCTAGACCAGCGTTCCTTCAGTGCTAGTATTGGGCTTACGTGGCGTGAATTTATTCCGACACTGTATAACCTTATACCGTACACTTTTTTGCTAGACTACGTTACCAATCTTGGTACGTTTGTCGATGCATTTGCTGTCCCTTGGGGTAGCGTCGCTTGGTGTAATGGTACGTACATCGGTCTTATTGAACAGATAGTTGATATCTCGTTCAGTTCGAACGGTGCACCCCTTTACGTCCTAGTTTCGCAAACTCCTGCTCATTACGAAGTAAATTATAAGGGTGTTCAGCGTTTTAATCAGTCTGGTATGCCATTCCCTGATTTTCGGTTCGAAATTCCTTCGAATCGGCAGCTAGAGAATGTGGCAGCATTACTGACGTCTAAGCTTCCCATTATAGGTCGCTTAACGAAAACGTTAAACCGGGATTCTAAGGGTGGCCTTGATCGCGAATTTAAACTCGCGACGCGGGACCGCTCTTTGAAAGTTCCTTACCCTTTCCATCAACCCTGACTAATGGAGTCTGTTACATGTCAATAAGTCTTTCGTCACCTGTAACTGGTGCGACTGTCTCCGGGCTTACCAGCCCTACCTACAGTGTTGTTGCAGATCAAGCGCCCGACACCCACTCTAAACAGTGGTATGTAAGCGCTATTGGCGGCACCCAAACATCCGTCGACGCGGGTTCTTCAGCAGCTAAGCCGTGGACATTTACGTTCACGCGCCCAGCTGTTCTGAAAACCTTAAACGCCGTGGATACGAATGGTGTTATCCGCCAGGTCGGCTTCAACACTTACGAATACCTGATGCGCAGGGGTGCAATTCCCCTTACCGGTCAGGCCGTTCGGGTGCAGAACTGGAAGAGTTCCTTCCCCGTCCTCGTTGGCGCCGATCTGGCTGAACCGCAGAACATACGTGCTGCGGTTTCTTCCTATGTTGGCGTCCTGAATCAGCAGGCCTCAGGGCTTGCTGATTCTATGATCTCCGGCAGCCTCTAACAGGGCTGTGCGTAGATACGAGTTCGGCCTTAGTTTTGACATATTCGTCAGGCTGAGGGTGTTATCTTTTCGCTTTTGGCTTAAGACAACTTAGCATCGGAGAAGCAACTATGTCATCATATGATGTACAGGAGCTCTTTTCACACCTAGAAAAGGACCTATGGAACGCCGAAAAAGAGGCGCTGTCTTTAGGGCTTTCATACCCTAATACAGAGCATCGTCGGTATTCTATAGCGTTAATGCGTGATCAGTTCCTTTCGAAACTGACCCCGCGTGCAACGGAATCGTTGGATCGCATAGCCTTTGACGTTTTCATAAATATGAATGAACGTTGTAAGGAATGGCGACCTTCGATCTCCTTGTTGAATGACTCTCAAAGTCAGCTGGTTGGCACCTTCCTGAAGTATCTTAATGATTTCTTCCTGAAGGATGTTGGACCGGACTGTGACTGGAGTTGGGGTAACATTTCGCTTCATGCGAAGTCTGGCCCCGGGGTGTCTAACGGTGGCCGAGGTACTTCTTTTTATGAGAAGCACTACTCGGGACCACTATCGGCATCCTCTCCTTTTCTTTTGGACTTGTACCAAGCCGATATTCGGATGTGGGCCGAAGAGTCAATAGCGGAATCTATCCGCCAAGACAATTACGGTTCACCTATCCTAGTCGGTGGTTCGAAGCTCTCTTTTGTCCCTAAAACGGTGAAAACAAGCCGCATGATCGCGATCGAACCGACACTAAACATCTTCTATCAACTGGGTATTGGGGGAATCTTAGAGAAGCGCCTTAAGCGCGTCTTTGGGATCGACCTGTCTACTCAGCCTGATGTGAATCGTTGTTTAGCTAGGCTCGGCTCGCTGATCGACTCAACCTTTGGTGACGGTTTTGCCACCATAGACCTGACCAGTGCCAGTGATTCTATATCACTTGGGCTCTGTGGGTATGCTATACCCTCAGACGTTATGGACTTCTTACTATCTGTAAGGTGTCCAAAAGCCAGCTGCAGGTTTTCGGAAGAGTCAATCCAGCTTAATATGGTCTCTACAATGGGAAATGGTTATACCTTTCCGTTGCAGACTGCCATTTTCGCTGCGGTTGCGGCTGCGTGCGTTGCCATGGACGACGATATTCTGGAAATGCCAAAAGCATGGTCAGAATTCAACGTCGGTGGGCTCTACTCGGTATTTGGTGACGATATCGTCATCAAGTCACGGGCATCAGAGCGCGCGCTTTGGCTTCTTCAGTTTTTGGGGTTCTACCCAAATAACAAGAAGTGTTTTCTTAGTGGTCCGTTCAAAGAGTCTTGCGGATTCGATTTTTATCGAGGATTTAACGTGAGGCCTTTCTTTCTTAAGAAGGCCGATACGTTGCAGGATCTCTTTGTTTGCTATAACGGTCTTGTAGAATGGGCAGCACGTAATCTTGTTCCAATTCATGGAACCTTGACATACCTTAGTTCCTGGATTAACTCTCTTGGTGGGTGTTTTTATATCCCACTCGGAGAAAGTCCAGACTGTGGTATACGTGTGCCTGCTGTACTTCTTTCGGGGTTCAAAAAGGATCCCCATGTACAGTCGACAGTCTATTCCCATTTCTTCCCGATCCCCGAAAGGATTAGGTTTAGAGATGGTGGCAAGCCGTTTGGCGGTGTACTAAAGTCAAACCCTATAGGTTTGTTCGTTGCTATGCTCAGAGGTGAGCTTCGTAACGGCTCGATCTCTATTAGATCGAAAAAACTTCAGTACGGGATAAAGAGCTCTATATGTCCAAACTGGGACTACAGGGCTTATACTTTGCAGGACTGGTTTGACGACTATTCCTGTGAACTCGCCTCCTTACCACGGAGGACCGCGCTGATAATTTCCGACCACTTACCCCTATTGAGGGGACGTGGAAGGTTAAAACAGCGTCGGTTCCGTAGGGTTTAACAACTCTCGGACGATCGGGGCCAG